TCGCCCTCGGCGGCTTCACGTACTTGCAGGCTTGCAACCGTGAACATCTGCCGTCTGATTATTTGGTTCTTATTCTTCATCTTCGCTGTCCTCCTTTTTTCTTGTTATCGTCGGGGTTCTTATCGGGTTCTGTCTGTGTCGGTTCTCCCTCTGCGGCCAGATTGGTAATGGCTTTCAGGTTGGCAGATACCAACACTACATCGCCACCCTCCACATCGGGCTTGTTCTCTTCACGTCGTAACTCATTGACGGTGTATAATCCCGTGGCAATGACTTGTTGCCAATACTTGCTGCGGCTCTCCAAATCACACGCATAAAGGGATTGGCGGTTAAACTCAAACTTTCGTTTGGTTGCCAGCGTCGGGGCCACCAACTTTCGGAGCAATTCAACCTCAATCTTACGCAAAATAGGGTTGAGGGTGTTATTGAGAAATGCCACGTTGGCCATTTCAGCCGACTTGTAATTGTTGCTGGTATCGTCGAACACAAACGATGGATGCACACCAAAGAAACGGCAAATCTCTCTGACAGTAAATTTGCGGCTCTCCAAAAACTGCATATCGGTTGAACTCAACGAAATCTGGTCAAACTTGACTTGGCCGGGCAATGACACAATGCGCTCTCCCTTTTGGAAATGCTCATCAACATTCGTAGCGGTCTTTGCCAATTCCTCATCCTGGTACTCACCAAAACCTCTTACGCTGGTATCGTTGGAAATGATGCCTCTGACGTTGCCACCATTGGCAAAGCGTTTAAGGGTTTCCGTGTCACCCGTGGCGGCAATGTCAGATGTCAGACGTGCGTATGTCAGCACACTCACACCGTGCTTGCCGTCAATAGTCATGCCCTTTATGTGGATAATCTCATCTTCGCTGTAATGGCCATATACGGCGTTGGTCTCATCATAAACGGTGTATGTGTCATTGGTTGTGTCATGGCTCACCGTGCCACGGCCACACAATGCCAGGCGGTCAACCTCCAACGTGGCCAGATTGTAGATGGGTACGATGTAGGCGTTGCCATCCATCAACAAACGCTGTACCACCTGCCGCCAGAAATCAAATGCACTCAAAGCAATGTCGGGCTGCACGTTCAAAAGGTAATGCAGGCGGCTATTGGTGTCAACCACGAAACGGCCGTCTTTCTGACGCATGAACTGACACGGCAAAACGGCCACACTGTCACAAAGCAAATTCACGCATCTGTAAACGGTGGCAATTGATAATGCGGTGCTGCTGCCACCTCCCAACAACTCCCAATAACTGCGGCCTCCCGTGCGTGGAGTATCAGGCGCGTTTGATGCCTCAACCGTGCCTGTCTCAATCGTGGTTTCCTCACGGGAAAACCACGAAACGGGGTTCAACCATTTGGGAAATCTCATACTACGAAATATATTTCGGCGCAAAGATACATATATTAAAATAAGCCGTATTCCGTTATGTTCCAACGTGTTACGGCTTATTCCTTAATGTTCCGAAATGTTCAAAAAATTTTAAGAAAATTTAACTACCTTTCAAACGAAGATAACAGCCCGATTGTCATTAACAGCGTAATCACACCGTCAATCTTCCTGTATTGGCTTATCTTCATTGGCTTCTTGTTTTCCAATCTGTCCTCGTCAATCACGGCGTTTAGAAAGCAATACAGATTGATGGGGTTGTCGTTGATGGTAATACGCGGTGGGTTGTCGTATGCCATCAATTCAAAACTCTCAACGGGCAAATTAAAGCTGCCGTTGGTCTGGCTGTACGGCATCAGCGTGTCAGGGCCTCCCAACACTCGCAATATATTAACCAACTCCTGCGCCTTGTAGTTGTCATAACCGATGCGGATAATGCGCACTTTCTTGGAGCGTGCCAATATATCATCGGCCACCATGCGCGTGTCAATCTTGCTGCCCTTGCACAACTTCAAATGCCCTGCCGCTGCCCATATCCTGTAAAGCTGCTCATTGGGATGGCCGGGCAATGCGTCCTCTGGGAAATAGTAATCAGTATGAGCATAAAAGCGTTTGTTGGCCTCTTGATAGATGGTGTATGTTACTGCACTGAAATCGTCATGCACCGACAAATCAAATGCCACGGCACACGATGGCTTGCCCTGCACCTTGCAAATGTCAAACTCGCCCATCAGGTTACGGCAAACTTTCTCCGGCAGCCATATCGTTTCATCATTCACGGCAAACACGTTGAGCAACTTGGTACGAAACGCCAACATATTCTCGGCTGACAGTTGGGCGGTCTCATACTCCTTTTCGTAGAAATCGGATTGTACTGTTATGCCCAAATGGGGCTGCACCTTTGCCCACGTTGCAGGGTCGTTTTCCTCATCGTCCACGTCTGGCATGAACAATGCGGCATACATGGTGTCGGCTGTGGCCTCACCTCTCAACACTCGCTTTGCACCCTCCAACTCATGGGCAAACGGGCCATCCGCAACGTCGCTGGCCGTGGTAATAATCATCGTCAACGGCTCACGGCGCGGCCCCATTGAAGATGTCAGCACGTTTTTGAGGTCTGCGCCATTCTTGCCTGCCGTGTTTCGGGCCTGGGCATACTCATCCATTATCACCAATGAGGCGTGCAAACCATCTTGAGTTTTGGCGTTGGCCGTTAGGCATCTGATTAGACTGTCACGGCCACGGTCACGAAATGTTATCTTTTCGCGGTTTACTCTGAAATGCTTGCCTCCGGGGTCAATATCTTGCATTATCGCCCTTATCTCATCGAAACAGATTTTGGCCTGCTCATAACTGTTGGCCCCAACGTATGCCTGGGCGTTGTTATCGCCAAACAGCATATCATAAACGGCCAACGATGCTGCCGACGTGGTTTTGCTGAACTTACGCGGCACGAAGATGTAAACAGTACGGATTAACCGTCTGCCCTGCTCATCCACGAAACCGAAAATGTTGGCAAACTGAAACGTCTGCACGGGGGTCAACTTGTAACGGGTTCTGCCAGATGTGCCGTTGAAACGCAACACCTCGTAAAACTTGATAAACCGCTGCACCCTCTTCTTTCGCCATTCGTAGCGGTCGAGCATTTCAAAGAAACGTCGTATCTGCAAAATCTCATACAGATTATGCGCTGCCGGGTGGTCAATCACCTCAAACACATACTGCGCCATACGCTTGTCGGTATCATCCAGCGCACGGCGGTAACGTGTGGCCAAATAGGGCCGCTGCTTTTGCAGGCTGGCCACCACGTCGGCCTTAAACTTTCGCTCTCTTACTTTTTCCTCTTCGGTCATAGATTATATGCAATATAGGCTTTCCAATCGGGTGTTATCACTTCCATCACGTCCTTATCGGGGTGCTGGTTCTGCCATTGCCGGGCCTCTCTGAGCATTTCATTGGCCAGATTAGCGGCGGTTCTGTACTTCCTTTTGAGGTAGTCAATGGCCAACAATTCCGTGCAATCAAGCACGGGCGGCACGTCTGCAAACAAATCAATCATCAGCATCATTCTTGAATTGTTCCATAAACTCGTTGAAACCGTCGTTGTCGGTCTTACGTTCTCGGCTGTCGGTATTCATGCCCAATGCCCTGAGTGCCTTTTGGCTCTGTTGCAGCAAATCCAGATACAATTTTTCCTTGGGGCTGATGCTCTCACGCTCATTGCCCTCTCTGCTTATCTCCACATTGACGGGCTTGTGTCCGGCATCAAATATCTGCTCCGCCAATATCTCTGTCCTCACCAACAGCTGCGCCACAATCTTAACCTGCATTGACAGTTCGGGGGTGTACTTCCCTTGTTGCTTCAGCAACTTCACAATGTAGGTCTTTTTGCTGCTAATCTTCCGCTGTATGGTTGCGGCAATCTTCTCACCGTCCACAATCTGAGGCTCTGGCAATGTCGGCTGGGCCGGTGCTTGCTCTGGCTGAGGCTGCGGCAATACCTTTTCCGTGTACCCTCGATTTTTAAGACGGGTTTTGCAGTAGAAAATAATGCTGGTCACGTCGCCTGCCTCCACGTTCTCAAACAATTTCTTTTCGGCCATATCGTCGCGGTAATCACGGGCAATCTCCACGGCATCCTCGACGGCCTGCCTAAACTCAGCATCGGTGGCCATCCACTGCCTGAATGTCCGTGGGTTGAGGCCGACGTTTGTACACGCCACGGTCTTGAAACCTTTGCTCCTGACTATCTCGGCCACAACTGCGGCCTTTTGCTTG